CTCCCAACTTTCTTCCAATAGAGATTGTAGACATTTATTCAGATGTAACATGGTATGCACCAAGACTACGTAATGGTCAGTTCTTATGTGTTCCTTTAGACGATGGACCCAAGCCAAGATGCATTTATTTTGTTAAAGAAATTAGTAGAAACTGTGAAGTTATAGATTATGCTCAAGTCTTTTGATCATTGGAAGAACGTTTGCAAACTGCATTGGAAAGAAATAGTTACACTGTCTATTGCACTGCATTGGATAGTTGATTTGTTTATTATAGCACCCTTATCAATTGCAATAGGGTGGTTCGCAAGAGGTTATTTTGGTTAGAGCAAAAACTCCAACAGATGAAAAGTTTGAAAAACAAGACTTTAACTTGTTTGAAGCAATAGCGGCAATCGATAAAAAAGATTATGGTTATTATGACAGATTAACTCCTGAACAACAACGAAAGTTTGTTCCGTTTATGATGCTACATTGGATAAGTGTAGTAAAAGGTAAACGTGAGTTATCACAATATTATTTACAAAGTGTTGACTATCATGCCAACACACATTTGTTTAATGAAAACGTAATGCATCATCCTAAATTACAATGGTTGATGTTATGTGCGGCAAGTCCAGGCATTGGTAAGCAATATCATCAATGGATTCCTCATATCAAAGCAGGAGTCAGTAAATTAAAAGATAATGCAAAACCTAAAGACATAAAGGATTATTATAAAAAGGTATATCCTAAACTAACAGCAGGCGACTTGACTGAAATAGCAAATGCATTTTGTGTACAACACAAACGCAAAATGTATCTAGCAGAAAAGTTTCCAGAATTAAAATTTGATGAGGTAGAATTACTTAGTGAACTCGTTACAGATAATGAAATCGAAGAATACGAAAAAGAACTCGGCAACTAAATTTGGTTGTGACTTTTGCGGAAGAAGTTTTGCAAAAGAGAGTACTATCGACAAACATATTTGCGAACAGAAACGCCGATATGGAGATAGAAATCTTAAGGGAAATCGTATTGGTTTTAACGCATGGTTAAATTTCTATGCACAAAATACTTCTAGTAAAAAACAAAAGACTTACATAGACTTTACTAAAAGTTCTTATTATCTAGCCTTTGTTAAGTTCGGTCATTACTGTGTGAATACAAAATGTATTAATGTTAATCGTTATGCAGACTGGTTGCTTAAGAATCAAATTAGGATTGACAGTTGGACTTTGGATAAAAACTATACTAAATTTATTATCGAATATCTTAGACATGAAGATCCATTAGATGCTATTGCTCGTAGCATGGAGACACTTATCGAACTTTGTAAAGATGACCAAATAGAAAGTAAAGATGCATTTAGATATGGTTCTCCAAATAGAATCTGTTATGAAGTAACAACAGGAAGAATATCTCCTTGGTCTTTATATCAAAGTCAATCTGGTACAAAGTTTTTAAGTAAGTTGGATACAATACAACAAAAAATGGTATTAGAATACATTGATCCTGAACAGTGGGCGATAAAATTTAAACGTGATATCGAAATTGTTGCCGAAGTAAAAGAATTACTTAAACAAGCAGGGTATTAATGAAAGAGTTAGATTTAAAGTTTCACAGATTAGATGGTAGATGGAAAGGGAATGATATCTTCACATGGATGTGTACTACTATCATCAAACCACAGTATGAACGTTTTAGTCCTAGACCTTTAGCACAAACAGACTTAGCAAAAATTATAAAATTTAATCAATTACGTGACTGGTGTTGGGATACATGGGGACCTAGTTGTGATTTAAAAGACTATGATAGAGTACATGAACTGCACAACTACGTAAGCCTAGCACAATACAATGACAGTACATATACATATAATGCACTCAATGAACATTGGTGTTGGTCTAACGAAGAAGATCATAGACAAAAGAGAATATACTTAGCAACAGATAAAGAACGCACATGGTTAGAGACGAGGTGGAGATGACTGAAGAAGAACATATGTTAGGAAAAGCAATATTTGGTATAATTGCAATGGTACTAGTAGGACTATTCGTTGCATTTACTATGTTAGGTGAAAAAGAAATACCTATTAACTATATGGATGATATAACAAATTTAAAAACAAAGGATACTGCATGACTCAATGTCATGGAGGAAAAGGATCAGGTCGTCGGAAAGGAACCGATCAACAAACCTATGCCGATAATTGGGAAAAGATATTTGGAAACAAATCTAAATTATCACATGATGAACGTGGCTTTGATATCATTAATGATATCGTCTCAGACGACCTTATTGAACGTATAAACAACAGAAAAGATGAACTCTACCCTGTCAGAGCATCCACACATAAGAAGCAATATGCAGAAGCAGAGGCGTGTAAAAAACTGTTTGGCATTGCTGTATGGTGGAGTCAACTTACAGATGATTGGGACGAAGTAAAAGAGATACATGAACTTATCTATCCTGAAATCAAAAAGCATTTGACTGATGCAACATTCTATGCAAGTGATATCGTAACTATCAATGGACCGAGCAGATGGGTAGGTCCTCATGTAGATACACCGCATAGATTTGAAAAATATAACAAAAGAGAAAACAATGACATCTGTGGCATACAAGTTATTATTCCACTTGATGATTTAGACAAAGACACAGGAGCAACTGGAGTCATTCCTTTCAGTCATCAACAAGATTGGGATATACAAGATTGCTATGAAGGTATACATGATGAATACTTTTTAGAAAACGCAGAACAGTATGACATGCCCAAAGGTAGTATTTTGTTTTACAATACTCGTTTGATGCATTCTACTATGCCGTTGCATTTACCCAAAAAACGTTCCATTCTATTGATTAATTATATCAGAAGTGATATAATAGAAGAAATAAAAGACGAAGATAACGTATGGAGTTCTAATGGCAAATGACGTAATGATAGATATGGAGACTCTGAGTACAGACCCTGATTGTGTTATTTTAACAATCGGTGCTGTTCGTTTTGACCCTATGGGTAATGGAGTTGCAGAAAAACTAGAACTACGTCCTGAGATAGATTCGCAAACAGAAGAATTAAATAGACATATAAACCCTGATACATTAAGGTGGTGGGGAGAACAAAGTGAGGATGCAATTGATGAAGCAATGGGTGACAGAGATAGGATTCCGTTTAAAGATGCAATGGATCAGTTATACAAGTTCTGCTGGAATCGCAGAGCAGTTTGGTCTAATGGTGCTGGTTTTGATATTGTTGTTGCAGAGAATGCCTTTAGGCAATTAGAAATGCCGATACCCTGGCCTTTCTACACTATTAGAGACACAAGAACAATATATGATCTTTGCAACGTATCTCTTAAAGATGGTCAAGCAGTAACGTCTCACAAGGCTGTAGAAGACGCAGAACACCAAGCAATCGTTGTGCAACGTGCATATCAGAAACTTAAACAAGCAGGACTTAAATGAGTATACAGTCAGATATTGATATTGACTTTGGAGATAGAGAAAAACTACTCAAGTTGATTAAACATGTTCCTGCGGCAATGCGTGAACAAGATCCAATAAAGAAACATCCTACTGGGGTATACATCACAGATGTACCCTATGATCCTGTAAACGACATGTGTAATTTAGATTACAAAGAAGCAGATGAACGAGGGTATTTCAAATTAGATTTATTAAACGTCAACATCTATAAAGCAGTAAAAGATGAATTACATTTAATTAGTCTTATGACTGAGCCTAATTGGGAACGATTAAAAGAAAGAAATTTTGTATCTGTGTTGTTGCATCTAAACAAACAATATGATGTTATGCAACAAATGCCAGAGCCTATTGATAGTATTCCAAGATTAGCAATGTTCTTGGCAGTAATTCGTCCAGCAAAAAGAAATCTTATTGGGAAGACATGGAAAGAGATAAGTAAAACTGTGTGGATTGACAACAATACAGGATACACGTTTAAAAAGTCACATGCAGTGGCATATGCACAATTAGTTGTAGTGCATATGAATTTATTAGAGGAACAAGATGAGTCAATATAATGAAGTCGTTGAGAGACAAAGACAAATGATAAAAGCCGAAGAGTGGTCAAAAGGAGTTAAGTGCGTACATGCCCATAGTTTTACCTCATTGTGGTATGAAAACAATCCAGATAGAACTGGTGATGATTTGCGTGTACTTGATACTGAATACCGAGACGGCACAGTCGAAAGAAAATATCTTGTGTCAGGCAAAACAGAAATAATTGGAACTAAACTAACTGGTCAAGACTTACTTGATGAGTTTACTAGGAATACATAATGGAAGAACTTACTTTAACATTGTTATCAGAAAATGATCCTAAACTAAAGGAACCTTGCGAACCATGGGACTTTAAACTAGACGGCGATCCAACTGAACTTATTAAAGCAATGACTAAAGTTATGTTTAATCCTAATCATCCTGGTATTGGTTTAGCGGCACCTCAGTGCGGAGTAATGAAAAACATTTTGATTATGGGAACTGATGAAAAGTTAATGGCTTTTATCAATCCTCAAGTAGATGAACTTAAAGGCGAAAAAGAATTATTTTTAGAAGGGTGTTTAAGTTATCCTGATCTTTGGTTGCATGTTCCAAGACAACCAGAATGTGTAGTCACTTATCAACAAATCGATGGTGAAGTCGTTAAAGAAAAACATCTTACTGGTATCCAAGCACGTGTATTCTTACATGAGTATGATCACCTATTAGGTGTTACGTTTGAAGAACGTGTGCAAAGCAAACTTAGTTTAGAATTGGCTAAAAAACGTAGAGCAAAGAAGAAACGTCAAATTGCTAAGATGGCTAAAAGACTTAGTAAGGTCTCTTCACCAACGTAATCGATTTTCTTTTAACTCTTTTCTTTTGAAAGTCAGTCATTGATACAATAGGTCCATGTAACAATGTCAATGATTTGTTATTGAATGTTCTTAAGAAAGGCTTAAACATAGCCCACTCTTGCTTAAGAAATAAATGAATTGGTATTTGACGATTAGATTCCCACCACCAAACATCTCCTAATTCTAAAAATTTAAGACGTTTATCTGCATCAACTATTGCACCGTAATCATATATAGTTGTCACAAGATCATCACGGTTTTGAACGATACCTACAAAGTCTTGTCCAGCATATTGTAGCACCGAAATAAAGGGGTGTGTCTCTGTGAGTTTTACGAAAAAGTCGATTGGTTTTTTTGAATCTGTCATATCTGTATTGTATTTAGTAGCCTCAAAAAAATGGTCAAATTTCTTGGTAAACACACATAGAGATAAATATATTCTATAGGAGATTAAAATTTGTGTCGTACACTACATCAGTATATACATATACAGTCAGACAAGTCGTTGTGGTCTTATCAGGCACAAGCCCGAGGAAATATATGCCAGTCTATTCAAAACCATTAACCTTAAATAAAGGTGTTGACAATCAATTGCAATTTCAGTTTCTAAATCAGGAACAAAAACCGGTTGACTTATCATCTATTGCAACTGCTAACCAACAAATATCATTTAGAGCCCTTAACTCAGATGGTACCGAAATCCTTTTGAGAAAGGCTCTAACACCAGTACTAGATGTCAATGGTATTTTTCAATTAAACACGACAGCGGCTGAAATAGAAAACATTGAATCACAAAAATGTTACTACTCATTAGAATGGCCAAGTGGAAATCTTAATTTACCTGTCTTTGTAGATTCTAAAGCAGGAGCAAGAGGAGACTTAAACATCGTAGATTCGATTCTACCTTCTTTTGTACCATCACAAGCAGTTACAATACCTTCTGATCAAACATTCCCTGATGCAAATGCGAATGCAAATTCAGAGTCAGTGACTTATTATTCAAGTATTATTAA